TATACAGGTATTTGTATCTCCATCTGTACTTGTTAGCAGTTATCACCAACTCCAGTTCCTGAATAAGCAGAAACAGTTGCCGGTCAACATTTTTCTTATAATAAGCATCACGCAGGATCTGCGCACCATCTTCGTAGAATGACAGTTCTTTAGAAAAGTTCCGACTGATACCGTGTCGTGAGAGGTTTTTTTCCCAGGCAAATGCAATATCCTGCCATCCATCAGGAGACACTTTCAGGGGCGTTGGGGTACCGCGGGAAGATACCACCCCGTTGACCACATAATTACTGCGGCCATCTGCTTCAAGTATGTAGAATATGAACTTCTTTAAACTCATTGCAGATTATTATTCAGGTAAGTATTTGAACTGTCACCCCTCCGGATCCTTGCTGTAATTCTCCCTTCCGTTGTGATAATTGGCTGCGGAATCTTTTCTATAGCTCTTACCACTGCTTTTTTCATGCCTTTGATCTCTTTTGTGATATTTCGATCAGTTAATGAAACAGGGGTTGTCAGCGACATAGCACGCCTTTCATAGCCATTATGCATGGCAATGGTCATGGCTTTATCCGCATCCGGGAATACCTGGGTACCACGTGGGAGAACAGCCAACTGAGGCTTGTTGTCAGAAACAAAAGCTTTACCATCAGGAGTTACTACCAGCTCCTTTTTACCACCATCACCGATAACAGCTGCACCGCCCGGGTGATCATCGGTACCCTCAGCGTATTTTGGAATGGCCAAGCGGGCAATTTGAGCGGCACCGATACCGATCACAAATGGAATTTGTGTTTTAATAGCTGCAGCATTGGCAAACGATATAGGCGCATATGCAGCGGTAAGCGGATCAGCCAGCATCTTATAACCAAGCGCCTGAGCCTCGGATGACCGTGCGGTAAGTTGAAACACTGATGATGCAGTGTCTCCGGCAATCTTTGCTATCTGAATGACCCTTTCAGTATTTGCTTTCTTTAATTCCAGTTGACGTTGACGGGCTTCCAGTGCTTCCTTTTGAGCCTGTGCACGGTCCTCGATCAGTTGCACTTCAGCAGCCGCAACGGTACGATCTGCTACAGTTTGATTGATACGTTCGATCTCAGCCGCTTTTTCTGCATCGATACGCTCCATCTTATTTTTGAGCTCCCCAATTTCTTTTTCCTCATTCCATGTGATGAATGCGGCAACGGTTTCCTGTATCTGGGAGGTCAGTTCTTTTTGCAGGTCCTTGATCTTTGCGTTCTTATCCTTCTCAATTTCAACAAGCTTATCTGCTATCTCTTTTGCCTGCTCAACCTTTTTTTTCTCTTTATCCTGGAACTTCGCAAAACCATCCTGAATAAGATTATCCAGTTTATCCTGCAGATCTTTTTCTTCACCGGTAAGACCATCCTTTAGTGATTTATATATCTCTTTCCGTTTTTCAGCATATTCACGGTCAAGACGTAGCTTTTCATCACCAGCCTGGGCCATGGCGAGTGTGATTTCCTTTTCAGTCTTACCAGCTTCAGATATCTGGAACTTATAGTTCAGTTCAATAAGATCAGCAGACGCCTCATAAGCGAGACGCTGAGCGGTTAATTTCTCATCCCATGTTGATTTATCTGAATCGAGGATCTTGTTATTGAAATCTATGCGGCGCTGGATTTCCAGTTTATCCAGTTCAAACTGTGCGGCCCGGTTAGCTTCAAATATCCGTTTACGCTCCTGTTCTGACTTTTCAAATGCCGCCTTAGCCTTGTCATCAGCCTCTTTCTTTTTGTCCTGCTGTTCCTGGTAAATACGGACCTGTTCTTCTGCGTCAAACTCTGATAGTTCCCGTTGCTTCTCGAAGAGTTTGTTCTTATACTCGATTTCAATCTGACTCTGTGTTTCAAGTTCTTTTTTTGACTGTTCTAATGTTTTACCATCTGGGAATGTAATTTTAACATCATTGCCGTATTTACGACGAGCTTCATCCATTATTGCAGCTCGTTTATTAAAATCTTCCTGCGCTTTCAGTCTGATATTTGATTGATCATCTGTTAGAGATTTTAAGTCTTGCAGTTCCTGTTGTTTGTACTTCTTACTGTTTTCATACAACTCTTTTTCGGTTGCACCACGGGCTTTCAGTTGTAGGTTTGACAACCTTTCACTGTTATTGTAACCGGTTGATAGATCAGCAAGGAGTTGCTTTTGCGTTTCAAGTTGCCGGTTAAGATCCTCAGTTGCTTTCTCGGCCGCTTTTGAAGAACTTCCAAACAGGTCAAGGCTATCAACCAGCTTTACTACAAGGCCAATCAGTAACCCAATACCCAATGATTTTAGTGCCGCTCCCCATTTCTGAGTTGCGGTACTGGATGCGGATGTGAATATTTCAACCTGCTGTTGTACGAACGCATACGCTTTATTAGCAGCGGTACCCTTAGTGGTCAGTTCATTGGCGATTCCTTTTACCCCATTGGCCACCGATTGAATGGCGACCAGCGTCCGGATCTGTTCTGCAACCTGCTCCTCACTGGCCCCGGCCAAAGCAGCAGCACCGGCGAAGGTTTGAAACGCATCAGCCGCAAAGTTTACTGACCCGGCGAACAGATCAAAGTTGCGGGTATCGGATGACAGGGCCTTTACCTCAGCCTTGGTATCACCCAATTGATCGGTCAGTTGCGCGAGTCGAGCACGAACATCCTGATACACCTGAGAGTTTTTTAACCCGGCATCTTCCAGCTCGTTGAGCCTTTGGGTGAAGAAACGCAGTTCTTTATTTGTATCTCCTACCCTTGCAGATATGTTCAGGAATTGAGGGTTAGCAGTAATACGCTCCAGTGCCTCGAACTCGATACGGGCAGCGCGGGCCTCAGGTGATGTGGGACCCAGTTTAGTGCTGAACTCCCCAACTTTCTGTTTGGCCCGTTCAAACGCCTCAGTAATGATCTTGGCGCTTCCCTGGTAGTTGCCGACATTACGGCGGAAGTCACCGCCACCCTGTTCAGCCTCTTTGATCAGATCATTGAGTTCCTTGATGCGCTTATTGGCCGCATCAAATTCCTGTGTCCCAACCTTGAAATTCAGGTCACGGAAGTTCCTCAGGTTATCGAGTTCAGCCCGCAGTTGTTTCAGGGTCCCGTCAAATCCCTGTTGTTCCCTTATCTGTGTATTGGTAAATCGGGTCAGTTCTGCACTCAACAGTTTTACCTGAGCCTGTTCCTCTGTGAGCAGCAGGATCCTGTCCTCGATATCTTTTTTCTGTTTTTCGTTACCGGGGGTTTTACTGAGCAGATCCTGTGTCTGCTTTAATTTTTTAAGTTCTGCTGCGATCTCCCCGAGTTTATTCTTGTAATCTACCTGCTGTTTGATGTTTTTTTGAACATTGGTAGACAGGTTGGCCATTTGACCGGAGTATTCTCCCATGGCATCAGAAGCCCTCTGGCCAGCAGCTGCGGCTTTCTCCTGAGCTTCACCGATCTTTTTCACACCATCCACCACATCTTTCAACTTTTCAGAACCCTGCAGGTCCAGCCGGATGGGTTTTATCTTATCCACCAGATCGACATACTCCTTTATGCCATCTGTGACAATTTTCTTTTGCTTTTCAAACTCTTCTATTGAAAAGAAGTCATTTACCTTACCCCGATTAGCCATGTTTAACGTCCTCCATACGCTGTTGCTTTGCTTGCAGTTCCTGGAAATATTGTTGAATCATGTCCACAAACCTGGCCACGGTGATTTTTGATTCCTCGATAAAGCAGTTGTAATGCTTACCCATCCTGTTGAGCATGCGGTTGAAGTAGGAACGGTCAATACTGAAGTCTTTTTTATCCTCCATGTATTGATTGTACTCGGAGATTTTCCGTCGCAACTCAAGGCGCTTACTGGACCTTTTATTGTCCAGTGCTTTCATTTGTTTTGCGAGCTTGTCACCAGATAATGACAAATCCACTTTGTACCCGTAATCGGATAATATTTTCAGGAGTTTGGCCTGTACTTCTGGCTCAATGTGGGAAATAAATGGAGAAGTGATGAATTTAAGGGCCTCTTCTACCCGGTCCAGTTCGTCCTTTAAAAGAACGATATCACGTTCCAGGTTAATGATGTAAAGAGATTCGTTATCCTTATTGATCTCCAGATACTCTATGTAAATATTGGCCCATGCTTCGGCCAGTTCGCCGTCTGTTGGACGGCCGGAAATGATAAGGGCAGACAGGTCACCATCTACCATTACGCGGATAAAACGGTCAAGCGTTAACTGGTTGCAGGTAAGAAAGTATACCGCCGGTTGGTTGAATACCATTACTTCGCGCGGCCCCCTCTTCCATAAACGCCCAATCACCGACCTCATTTTTGTATATGAAAACGTTTTTCCCATTTGCGACTGCCCAATTTTTGGCCTCAATTTTTAAAGTTGCCAGTTGCTGGTCTTGTCCCTTTACCGATGATGTGCATCCTTCACAGCTCATATCACTGAAATTTTAACCCTGTTTCCTGTTCAATTCTTGTTTTGAACTGTGGCGATAAAAATCCATTTGCCAGCTCATCAGCACTATCCTCGTTCAGCGCCGTTAGTTTTCCTTTGGAAGTGCCGTATTTTTTATCAAGACTGTCAGCCTTATCATCAACTGATCCTTGAATTAAGTCCTGTCCCTGCACCTCTGCGTACAATCCTCTGTAGTAGTCTCCCTGATCAAACAGTGTAACCCGATCGGTCACACCAGCAAGGCCAGACTTGCCTTCTTTAAGCATTACTGTGAGTTCGGCATACTCAGGTGTGATCTTTGTTCCATCAGAACGGAGACCCTGAGAAAGCTGTGTTGCATTGAGATCAGCAATAACCTCCTCATTGGACTGCAAAACCTCGCTGCATATGACAGGTATGTCAAGTGCCTCAATATTTTCCAGTAGATCCATCGGATCAGCCATGATTATGCTTTTAAAAAAAGGGCCACCACCGTGTGATGGCCCTTTTATGTTACTGTTTTGAAATCTGAAGAAGTATCTGTCTCCAGGCTTCCTGAAGCATAAGGACCTGATTAGCCCCGTAGTTTCTGTAGATGCCTGAATTCACCCCAGCCTGCACAAACTGCTCCTTTGTTAACCCATTCGCTATTTGCCGGCTGTATGAGGAAATATTCCATGAAACTCCGTCAAACTTCATCAGGCTTTCTTGAACTTGATGGCTTTTGCTTCCACACCTTCAACGCCGGCTGCTAACAGTGTTTCAGGTTTTTTCCAGCCGATTGAGAAACGGGAACCGGAAGTGATACCGCTGAAATCAGTAGAGTTCACGGTAATATCCCAACCTTTGGCGCTGTCGTTTTTAGCAACAGAATCGATGGTCAGCTCTTCACCGGTACCCAGATCCTTTACCACCCACAGTGCTTCGTCGGCCATGGCATCAGCCAGATCGGCATAAACATCTTCACCATCACAGCTGGTCTTACCACCGATGGTAAACACGTTGTTGGAGGCAATACTGTTACTGTTCTGGCCATCTTCGCGGTCATCGAGCACCACGTCGGACAGTTGCGGGAGAACTGTCGGAACAAAATCCAGTTTGATGGCACCCAGGCTCATGAACTCATCCAGTGAGGCGAAGGAAACACGGGTACGGGCTGCATTCACAGCATTACCCTTGAACTTCGGTTTAGGGGTATAGAGCATAGAAACGCTCAAACCCTTACCGCCACCGTTTGATTTGGTTACATACCAGAAGATATTTGCATCATCCAGGATGTACATTTTCCCTTTGAATCCGTTCAGACCCGCCATAGCTACCTGTTGACAGTAGTTGGAAGCGTGAATAAGGATCATTTTGTTCAGGGCTTCATCCAGTACCTCTTCATAGCCGTCTGCCAGTGTTCCGAGGTTCGGGTCACCCGTAGCATCTTCCGCATCATTAAAGTGCGGAGACAGGAACAGTTTATCAGTACTTGCAATCTCCTGGAGGATACCCTTCTCCATCCAGTCTTTTACGGCATCGCTGTCCTGCAGGTCAGCTGCAGTGAGCTCGCGGCCGGAGGTGGCAAAGAACCGGCGGGGTTTACCCATTTTGACCGGACACTTACTGTCACCTGTGTTTTTACCAATTGTTGCGCATGCGTCGATCATTGCATTAAATTGAAAATGTTATTTAATTAGCCTGATCATTTCATCTTGAAACTGAAACAGACCGATTCGTTTACTTTTAAGTTTTCGAGGGTTAATAGCACCACGTCTGTAGATTCCGGGAAGATGTTCGCCCCTTTACCATCCCTGCCATCATAGTATGGATAGTCGGTTTTCTTCCATGTCATACCAGATGTTGAGAAGTATGGAGACGCTTCCAGGGCTTTTAAAAACTCTTCTACGAACGGATAAAGGCGGTTGGTGAAAGTCAGATTTGTCCGCTGCTGATCGGTTTTATCCGCTTCAGTTTGCTGGACAAAAAAGATCTTCACTCCCTTGAGATTCGCGTAGTAACCATCCAGATCATTTACCAGCTCATCAAATGGCCTGAAAAGCCACATGAGGGGGTATTTAACCCGCTGAGATTTGGCCTTAATGATCAGTTGGGTTTGGATATCGACCGTACTACCCCAGTTGTAGAAAGTCTGAAACGGATCCGGTGACCGGTCCAGTAGTGCTGCTGATGCCGTGTCGAACACGGTTTGCAAAACTGTCGGTATATGGATCAGTGTTTTCAAATTCCAAACTGGTTGATCGGGTGATATCTACGGCGAACTACTCCTTTGTTGTGGTTATCCCACTCCGGATAGGTTGCCCTGTTTACTTCAAGGAACTCAGCCATAATGCTAATCCACTCAGCCATTTCATTCCAGGCTCTGACAATCTTTGCCCCTGCGTTATACTGCTCTGCGTTTTGTAAGGCCGGTTTGACCTCACCTAAGCGAACAGATTGAGTATGCTCATTCTTCATATAGCGACAGTAGACGAAGTTTGCGATCAGTGATTGCTTCACTTCTGTATCCACTACCTCTGGCACCTCAACACGGCTCACTTTTTGGTAGTCAATAAACCAACCGGTGTTGTTGTTGAATGTTTTGGAACCAAGCAGGATAATACCACCACCAGTGCGCAGGTCATATTCTTCGTGGAGTTTATCCCCGTAACCTGCCTCCCGGACGCTCAGTTTGTCTTTTGTAGCTCCGTTTAACCGTTCATCAATCAGCTCCGTGGCGTTGATAGCAGGATCCTCCCAGTAATCCCCGTTTCCGGGTGTGCCGCCGGAATACCCGCGGCCAACTTTATACTGGAAATGAAGCGCATCTTCTACACGGATAAGGGAGGCTGTAACTCCCGAATTTCCGTTGAGCCCGGTAAATCCCGGCCACATTTCTTTGTAACCATTGAAACGGGTAAACTCAACACCATCACGCAGATCAATCCATTTCTGATCAGGGTCGCCGGCTGCCAGTGCATCTGTGAATGCCTTGAACAACTCATACCCCAGAATATCCTGGAGAAGAGCAGGCTCATGCTTATCGATGAAACGCTGCACCTTCCCCTGGATATCTGAGTTTTCTAAACCGGGGATCAAAAGATCATCGGTAAAATATGTATGGTTGATCAGTGACATTAGATGCTGGATGATGCCTGGTTGATTGCGGTCACAATGTCATTCAGGTTGTCGTGACACAATGCTTTTTTACGGCTATCGCTGATATAGCGGTGGTAGCGGATTTCTCCTACTACAGAGAACTGGTTCTTGATCAGGTCATCGTTTACGAGACCCACTTTCAGAACGAATTCTTTATAGATATCCACCTTATACTGCTTCAGGTCACCTACCAGCGCATTACCAACTCCAAGTTTGTTGGTTACACTGAACGTATTACGCAGGCTTTGCGCAAACGCAGGTACCAGGTAATGACCATCAGAACCTTTGCGGGTATTGAGGATCATATCCACTTCAGGAGAGAATGCACCACCGGTCGGGTTGAAGTTGTATTTGCGGATCTGGGTGATCATCGCATGGATGGCATCCCAGTAGTTTGCAAACGGGGTGGAATCGTTCAGAGTAGTGATCTCGTAACCTTTGGCCGCAGTGATCAGGGCAGTCTGTACCGCAGTATCAAAACCGCGAATTACATCTTCCTGCAACATCCGGCGTACACGGGTAGCGAAATTTGGAAGGTCCTGATCAAACTCATCGGTGAGAGTTATGTACGCAGCGATTTTCTTCGCTGTTGACATTTCCACCTGAAATTTGTGCTGAGTCAGCGGTTTATCATTTCCTTCTGTTACTTCCTCGGGTGCGCCCTGGTAGTCGGTTTCGTTCGCCCATGCCAGACGGCTGGTACCGGTACGACCAACGTCCACCTGGTTCAGGATATAGTTCGGGTCACGAACGATATCGAAGATTTCCAGATCAGCACCGCCAATTCCGGGGGCATAGGGTGATGTAGGCGCAGCGGCCATGTCCTGAATCGAACCACCGATAGAGGTAACACCAGCAGCTTTCAGCTGTGATGCGGTGATCTCGATCATTTTACCATTGCTCTTGGCTTCTTTGATCTGGGGAGCCAGTTCAATGATGAAGTCTTCGAAAGACTTAGTGGCCGGAGCCTGCTTTTCAAGGACCGCATTGATCTTGTTGCCCTGCTCTTTCATAGCATTTTCCAGCTTTGTCAGAGCGTCGTTAACAGATTTCAGTTCATTCTCTTTGAATTCACTGAATGTTTTGTCAGACATCAGGCCTTTGGTTTTATCGTCCAGGGCCTTATTGATGCGCACTTCGGCTTCGTCGCTTACGCGCTTGATTTCGGTGGCAGCTTGCTCACCTACTGTCTTTTTGAGTTCCGCGATTTGTTCGGGGGTCATGTCTCAAGTTTTTTAATGATTGAATAGTTTGAATTCCTTGATTGCTTTATCCAGATCCCATTCCTGCGGCTGTTCTCCGGTGTCATCAGACGGCCGTTGTTCAGTGCTTTGTGATTTGGAAGAAGCGGACATGCTTTGGGTTGGTGTAATCCAGTTACTGCCGCGTACTACAGCAGAACCTTCAATTATTTTTGCTTCGAGAACGGCCCAGAAGTATCCTTTAGCTTCGGCCATGTCCCGGTTAATAACTTCATCGATATATTCGTTCCAGTTGGCATACTCCTCAGGATAATCCTCGGAGTTAATACACATTTTAATGCGCACGTACCGCATGCCAACTGAATGGTTCTTTACATACCCTTTGCGGTACTGATCAAACATGAACGGATTGCGCTCCCGCTGAATCTTGGAAATGAAAACGAGAGCCTCGGTTACTCCGTCAGCATCATAACCGAGATCCCTCCAGCTGTATTTTTTTGTGAGAGCCTTTACCTCATCACTGATAACCTTATCAAACGCCCACTCATGCTCCTGCATGTGATAGAATTCTTTGGTTTCCTGCAGTGACTTTTTCCAGATACCGGGGATGTGCACATCACTGTGGCTATCCATCAGGTTGGTGGTATTGATAATAAGGACCGCATCAATACTGGAAGCATCAGCAGGAACCTCACCGGATCCTTCGGCTTTTGTGATCTCGCCCTTTGGCGTTACACTATAGGAAGACAGCATGGTAATGCCGTCTGCTTTTTTCATTTCTTCCTTCTTGGCTTTTTCCAGAAGAGCTTTGTTCTTCACCAGGAAGTCAAAGAGTTCTTTGCCGGTCAGATTATCAGGTATTTTCATTTCTTCACGATTTGCTGTGACTTAATGATTTTTTCCCGGTCAGCTACCGCATCCTTGATCTCTTCTGCGGTTGGCTTTTTCACTTCACCGGTTATTTTTTTATCGTTGCTCATTATGCCTGGTTTACAAGGTTGGTTACGCTTTCGATGTAGGCTACCACTGCGGGGAGGCCTCCGATCTTATAGCGTTCTTTCAGCCGGCGTTTATGGTTTACAGCCATCAGGACCGGCATATCCTGCATATACATCACATCCGGAATGATCTTTTTGCCAGTAGCAGGATCCTCATACATGCCCTGTTCAATCAGTTGCCAGCCTTCTACGAAGTGCTGTTCACTGGTTTGCTCCATCACCTGTGGCAGTCTTGATACCACATTATTGATTAGCGTTAGCGCCTGTTTGGTTACCTGCAGGTTGCTCATTCTGGTTGTTGTTTGATCCTTGTGACATACGCCTGGCATCATCAGAAGACAGGCCAAATACTATTTCCAAAGCCGCTTGTCTGGCTTCATCACTCATTCCCTGTGCGGTTAATAAAGAAATCAATCCCTGAACCCCACCAACTCCAATTGTTACCGCAAGAGGAATATTTGAATTTTTGATATCAGATACTCTTACATTACCAGATCCGTCTGGTAACGGATCCTCTCCTAATTTTTCAAGCCACTGATCAAGAGTAATAAGACCGTTTTCAAACTCCATTTTAAGAGCTCTGTTCAAAGTCTCTCTGGCTGTTGCGGCTTCCTGTGCATTCTTTTGAAGTACCGGTAAATGAGAATAATCCTTTTCTATTCTGAGTTTGATCTCATCAGTTCTAAAAAAATTATTCCACTGATCATAGGTTGATTCGGCATCAGGAATGATGGCGTTCTGGTACAATTGCCGTTCAAATATTGCAGCATCAGTTCCTCCAAGGCTATTACCACCACCATATGAAGTGAGTCTCCACGGATACACATACTGCTCACAGATCATCTTATAGCTGTCCTCTATCTCTTCAAACAGCATCAGCTCCTTTGTGGGGATTCCGACCTGCTGCCAGCGAAGTGATGCCTGAGTGATGATGAACTTCCATTGTTTATTCTTGATGCCGTAACGGAGAAAGTCTTTTTGAATCTCTTCCTTTTCTTTGGGATCGAGCGGCATACCGCCAAATGAACCGCTGCCAGGATCATTGGAGAAAATACCCAGCGCACCGCGGGCAACGATCAGGCTGTATCTGGATTCAAGAGCACCCATGATATTGTTCACAGGCATTTCAAGAGGCTGAATCCGGGACCCAGGGAGAATGAGCGAGGCCATGGATGGAACAAAGTCTTTGAAGAAATAGATCTTCGAAGGATCAATCTTTGTTTTTTGGTCTTTATACCTCAGGTTGATTTCAGCAAATATCTGAGACTGATTCAGCTGATAAAACAGTTTGCCCGATTCTTTGATCTCCAGCATGAACGGGGGAATATTCCACATGCTGGTGGCCTCTATAGGACCATACTCTTCAAATCCTGCGGGGATGATCGGGAGAACCGCACACCAGCCAAACACATCCATATAAATGCGCTGCTGTGCCTCAAACTGCTTCCATGATTGAAGTGGGTTTGGGCGGTTCATCAGTGCCTTGATCTTCTCAGCATCGCGGCTGGTAGCCTCTTTACCCCTGGTATTCATTACCCAGGTCTTCCCGTTGATGTATGCTGCGGCGCGTTTATTGATCACGCTGGCCAGTGGAGGACATTTAAGGTAGGCTTTCAAAGAACTGCCATGGCCGGTATAGTTGAACGCATGCTCTGATGAGAATGCATTCTCCCAGAAGTATTTGGTCTGATCGCTGACCTCCCATGTGGCCGGGTCAAGCGCATCAACCATGACAGACTGAGGGGAGACACCCTTTGTGATAGCATTAAGGGCGCCACCGAAATTGAGTTTCAGTAGCTCCTTACCGGCCGCTGTCAGTCTGTTCTCTGCCATATAAAAAAGAAAGGGCCGCCATCACTTTGTAGTGATGCCGGCCCTCTTGGGACTCTGTTTATTTTTAACCCGTCTTTTTCCTTACCTCACTTTCGCTGATCCTTGGCAAATCTTTTACCGGTGTGGATGATCCAACCAGTAAATTATCAGTACCACATTTGCAGCGAACCTCAACCGTTCCTGAGAAGTTACCCCGATCTATGCCGAGCAGTTTGCCACAGTCGGGCATTGCGCACCGGAACTGATCCAGGTATTTCTTTGCAACGATTGCCCCCACGGGGACGAATTTATATAGAATATTTTCATTTTAAAAAATATTTTCAGAAGTTTCTGAAAATACATAATATTGGCTCCGAACATATGCTTTTGGTTGGTGGGGGTTGGTCGTAAGACTGACCCTTACTTTTTTAGATAAAGCCGCCAAATATCCCGCCCCACAAACTCAGCCTGAACGTCCTCACCGGTGCACTGTTTGAACTGCCTTTTAACATTTTCAATGTTTTTTGAATGCACAACATATGAGCTACTGCTTTTCAAAGTAGCATAGATATTCTGCATTAGAGTGTAGGTTTTGCCCTGTACAGCCCCGGTTATGATCTCTTGATTATTTGACATTTGACACCTCCTTTTTACTCAGGAAATAGTACCAGAAAAAAGCCTTCATGGGCTGGCTCAGGTCTTTGTCATCATCCCCGTTGATCACGTTGGATAAGTAGGTATAACTGATCCCGGTATCAGCGGCGATGTGTTTGAGTTTCACCTTATACTTCAACATCGACTCCGAAATCCATTTCGGATTAACCACATTGCAGGCTGCATCCTGATAGGGAACCGGGTGAACAAGGATCTTTTTGTCAGTGAAGAAGCGGCCGAAGGTTTCCCGAACAATCTCTATCAGCCGATTTTTGTCCTGGTAGTTTAGTTGAGCAGACTTACCCTGAGTGACCTGAATAGTTACTTTGGAAGGCGTGACCTCCACAAACTTGAACGATATATTACTATACCGCATGTGGTCCAGGGCCGCGTGTTCCATGAGCAGTTTATCCTCTTCACTGGTATCAGTGAGAAGATGGAAATTCTTGATTCTTGACATACAATTATGGTTTAAATACTATTTTAAGAAGGGGCGGCTTCCCGCCCCTTCCTTTTAAATCCAGACTAACTTTCCGGTTTCAATCTGATAGATAGTTGACTGGTCGTTTGCGATTCCTGCTACCCTTGCAGCGGTTTCGTTGTTCCAGATTTCAACTACGTCCCAGAGTTCAACATCGCCGTCTCGATATCCGGCGATTGTTCCGGTTGTTTTCATCGCAAAGGCGGCTGCTTTTTGCATCCCCTTTTCCCCTTCGTAGTCTGTGTGACCTCTTAATCTTGTCACCCATCCTTCGTAAACTGGTTCAAGGGTTGCCATCCCTACGATTGCACCGGGAAACTCAATCATGGTCCCGATAACAGCGAAAAACACTTTGTCGCTCATAATGTGCCATTTTTAATGCGGAGGCTTTTATGATTCCGCGGGTTATTAAATAAAGAACTTTGACTCCTCAAAGATAGGGAAATATTACGAAATACAAAACATTTCTTTTATTATTTTATTTTGTTTTTCTAAATATTTAGTATATCTTTACTTTACAATTAGCAACTATGGCACGTACAAAAAGCATGGCCGCCACTGCGGCAAAGGAGTTGAAAAAGCAACTGCAAACCAGGTTTCCCGGGGTAACTTTCCGGGTTGGTTCCAAGAACTACGCCGGAGGTAGCTCCCTGGACGTTCGCTGGGACTTTGGACCCACTGTAAAGCAGGTGGAAGAGCTGGCCATCCAGCGGCAACATGGCTACTTTGACGGCATGAGCGACGGGTACCGTTATACCGGTGCAGGTATGGAGGTGGGTGATGATGGCCAGATGAAAGAAATGGCATCTGTGAAGTATGTATTCTGCAGCCGGAACACTACTGAGGTTCCGGGCACTTATGCAATGCGTGAGGACGTAAAGGAAATCTATAAGCAGATCGCTTCCTGCTTTGGCTGGTTACCTAATAGCGACGGCTCCGATTATTACCCGGGAGGTATCTGGAATGGTGCCAACGAAACAGCATCAAACATGTTTTTCCGGGCTATGCAGGAAATGAAATTTTCCTCTGACAAGATTGAACTGCTCGAGTGGAAGTGGGCAGATTATGAATATAACGGCCGCCGGTACAGTACCCCGTGGACGATCATCTACCGGGATCTGGTGACTGGCCAGGTGATGGACGCGAAAGCATAAACGAAACCCGGGAGATCATCCCGGGTTTTTTAATGTGGTAACCATATGCCGGCATTGGAAGCCTCTCCGTGACCGGTTCGTCATGTCCTGATCAGATAGGCACTTTCACACTTCGTCTGATATGGATCGCACTACTTACGGCAATTGTTACAGTTAGAAAACTCTCAAAAGATGCCTAAAACGGATCTGGCTATGGGTATTACTTTTACACATTAAAATCAATTATACCCCACCCTTAAACTATGAGTCCGGGCTCCATACCTGATACCATCCATATGGTGATTAAACTCATCAATAGGGGTATTGGTCACTATACCGTCAATCTCAAAAAACTTATACTTTCTTGTCTCTTCCCGGATATTCTCCGATCTCCTGGTATATGCCACCCGTTTACTTCTCATAAACAGTACCCCGGAAATAATACTTCCCGGGCCCTTTGATGCCGGCAATGCGTGAAT